GAAGATATTGGTGAAGAAGGGTGCGACTCTTGTGGAGGAGGGGGCTCTTGCTCTTGCGAGGGCTCACCTGACTCTGGGCCAAATGAAGGTGATTTGTCCAAGATGAAGGCTGTACTCAAATTTTTAAATGATATGGCTAAAAGCGAGCCTCATTTGAGCTCACATGTGGCTATATCTAAGTGCAGGGATAATGATGCTCTTGGGTTTGACGAAATACCTATAGACATGAGCGCGCTACATTCACATGTGGATGATATATTTTCCGGAGATACTCATGACGCCAGCGATAGCTTGTACCAGGCTCACGAGCCAGAAAACCCTAATGAGGCGGACCAGGCAGAGTACTATAAGAATTCTAGCCCCAACTTCACATAAGCCCATACATTCCGCTCAGTAGGCTTTTTTACTAGCCTTATACTTATTGTTCTGGTAAAATATCTATGGGGTGTAATGTCGTTTAAAAATAAAAATAAAAAAGCAGAGAGAGACGCCTTCTCAAAACTTAGAGATAGTTTTCTGGATATAGATCCGGTTCATTTTGTAAAAAACAACCTAACTCTGGATGGCTCTGAATTCTCAATAAAAGGTAACGGGTGGGGGTTTATGGCCGGCATATATCGGCACATAGCGCTTGAGGCTACTCAAAAGTCCGGAAAGCCAATAGTTATAAAAAAGGGGCGCCAGGTCGGAGCAACGATGATGGCGGGTGCTTTAGACTTATATTTTACAAATAGCGGATTATTCTCAAAGCCTCCGGTCAGGGTTCTACATGCGTTTCCTGCGCTAGCATTAGTTAAGAGGTTCTCACAGGACAAGTTAGAAGGTCTAATAAGAAGCTCCCGTGGTGATTTTATAAATAATAACAAGCTTGATACTCTAAACGCTGTTGATAACATGACAATGAAGCAGTATAAGACGGGCACCCTCTGGATCGACAGCGTAGGTACGGATGGGGATAGAGTTCGGGGTATGACAATAGATGTCGCATTCTTCGATGAAGTCCAGGATATGCTTGGTCAGGCGATAGGCAATGCCACAAAGACACTGACTGCCGCCAAATACGGCCCGACTGGCCAGGGAGTTCAGGTTTATTTTGGAACCCCAAAAGAGCGCGGAACATACTTTGAGAGAATATGGAACATGTCTGATCAGAGGTTTTATCACTTAGGATGTGTTAATTGTGGAGATGACTATCCGTTTTACACTCCGAGTGGGGAGGAGTGGAAGGATATATGGGTATCTGGATATATAGTAAAGTGTCCAAAGTGTGGCACTGAGCAGAAAAAGGCCGATGCGGTCGAGCTTGGAAAGTGGGTTTCATACTCTGATATAGAGGACCCTAAGTTTGTAGGGTTTCATGTGAACCAGCTATACATACCTTACTTCTCAAAGGAAAACATATTGAACTTGATGCCGGAAAACAACCCTGCTCAATCAGAAAGAGTCTGGATGAACGAGGTTGTGGGAGAGTTTTATTCTGGGACGGGAATAACTCTCACGAAGGGTGACATATATGATAAATGTAGAGACCCGGATAGATCGTTTTCAAAAAGAATATCCCCAAGAGAAAAAACCACCTACTTAGGGGTTGATTGGGGCGGGAAGGTTGATGATGATAATGTCAATAGAGGGCAGTCATACTCCTGTGTTGTAATTATCTCTGCCGATAAGGATGGGATACTGTATATTGAACATGCGCATAAACTCAGGAAGCATGACTTTAAGTATAAAATAGACACGATGAACGAGATGTACAAGAGGTTTGGAGTCAAGAGGGCTGTTTCGGATTGGTTCTTTGGACAAGACGTAGTTCATGACCTGCAGCAGGTCTATAGGGATAGGTTCCTTGGGGCTCAGGGTAGCGGAAGCCTTATAAAGCCTGTAAAATATAGAGAAGATGAGCTCATTATAACGTATAATAAGAATCTTATGCTAGAGGAACTTTTTGACCTATTCTGGAAGGGGAAGGTGAGGTTCCCGTGGAAAAGCTATGAATATTTAGAGTGGTTAATAGAGCATTGTACATCAATGGATATTGGAGTAAGGAATAGATCGGGGCAATCAATGAAGCACTATAAAAAAGGAAGCACCCCAAACGACGGGCTAATGGCCTTAATGTACGCTTACATGGCATACAAATTTGATATAACTAATGGCTTTACAGTAAAGCCTGGGATCAAAAAAGACGGCGGATATCCGAGATCTACGCTCGCATATGCGCCAAATCTCAAATAGTATTTGGAGGTATTAAATGAGCAGAAGAACTAATAGGCCCAAGACGGATATATCAAAATTTGCGGCAGAGTCCGTTACTGATATGAGAAGGGCTGAGATATCCAATGCAATAAATAAGGTGGGAAAGGAGGGGGCTCATGACGGGCTCTCTATAGCCGCCGTTGCGCATAGTCCCGGGTTCTCAAAGAGTGCGTCGATAACAAACCCCATGGGGCCGCTATCGACAACGCACGGCTTCGACAGAATGATGCCCGATGTATACTCTCCGCTGTTTCAGCTTGCAAACTTAAATTTGCCGAGAGACCGGGTTACCATGAATGCGTGGAATCGTATTTTTTATGACACCCATCCTATAGTCAGGAATGCGATAAACCTTCACGCTTCATACCCAATAAGCAAGATCAACATAACCTGCAAGAGTAAGAAGGTGCAGCAGTTTTTTCAGGAGATGGCGGAGAGGATAGACCTTTACAGTGTTGTATATGGAGTTGCATTAGAATTTTGGAAAATGGGAGAGACCTTCCCGTATGCAGAGCTAGATCAGAACACTGGAACATGGAGGCGTATAACCGTATTAAACCCGGATTATATTCATGTTAAAAAATCCATCGTCGGGGATCAGACCCTGGTCTCTCTAAGGCCGGATGCGGCGCTTCAAAGGCTGGTTACGTCAACTTCCCCGAGCGATCTTTTGCTTAAGAGCAAGATACCAAAGCATATAGTTGACTATGTGAAGAGGGGCCAGAACATTCCTCTTGACGCGTTTAACACTACACATCTAAAGGTACTGAGCTCTCCTTACGACATAAGGGGGACTTCAATCATCGTATCAACATACAAGGATCTGATGCTATATGACAAGCTAAGAGAGTCTAAATTTGCACAAGCAGACGGGATGATAAACCCAATGACATTAGTGAAGTTAGGAACCTCTGGAGAATACAGGCCGACTCAGGAGGACGTTGAGGCTTTTAAGAATATACTCGAAGAGGCCCAGTACGATAAGGACTTCAAGCTAGTCACTCATGACGGAGTTACGATAGAGAGGGTTGGCTATAGCGGCGGGACGCTTGACGTTGCTTCCGATATAGAGCATATATTATCAAATATATATACAGGTCTTATGACTCCGAAGGCGCTTATGGACCAAGAGTCTGCTACGTATGCAAGCTCATCGATAGGCCTCGAGGTGCTTAGGCAGAGATACGATATATTTAGAAATATGATTAAAAAATGGCTAGAGCTAAAGATATTTGCTCCGATCTGTGAGATTCAAGACTTTTTTGAATACAAAGATGGAGAGAAGGTTCTTCAGGTTCCAAAGATAGACTTCAATCACATGAACCTGTATGATATGCAGGATTATGTTTCCAGCATAGGTAATTTTGTCGGGAACAAGCAGGTATCGGTCCAGACGCTATATAGAAGCTTAGGGTTATCCTATGAAGAGGAGCGCGAACGCTTAAGGGAGGAGGCTATACATGAGTCTATATTCCAGAAGGAGCAAGCTATACTTCAAGGTATGCGTCTATCTGAAATAAGAGGCCTCGATCCGCACAAAGAGATTCCAGAGCCTCCCGCTGGTGCAGACGCTATTGATTCGGACGGGCCGCCGCCACTTCCGGGCGTTCCGCCAGATATGGGCGGGGGCGGGCCGCCAGATATGGGCGGGGGCGAGCCGCCAGATATGGGCGGGGGAATGCCGCCAGATATGGGCGGGGGAATGCCCCCTATATAGTTTTAACCCAAAGGATAAGGATTCGGTATGAAGTATGACATAATCACAAAGAATGATGCACTTGAGGAGTTTGGTGTAAGTGAGGCTCTTTATTATGATATAATAAAAGCAGCGTCAGCATCATCTGCTCACCCCGTTGTTTATGAAGCAGGTGGGGTCAGATTCACTGTGGCCGACTTGGTGATGGGCAGGGGCAGTCTTAAAGGCGGCAAGAGGCCAGACTTGTCAAGGGCAAAGCCGGTCTCTCTTGCAGATTCAGAAAAGTGGATCAGGGGAGGCTGAGTTGGGAGGTAGGAAAATATCATATAGGTCTAAGGCCCCAGAGAGGCGTGTTAGCCTAAAGAACTTAACTTTATCGCCTGGTGGGAAAGATAGCCATACTCATCCTGCGGGGCAGGCTGGGTTCATACCCATTGACGTTAGAAATGTTGAGCCGGATATGAGCTCTCTTGTTGATGACGCCAGTGATGACGGCGACCATGAGGTCGTACCAGAGTCAATTGTTGATAAGATAAAGGATATTTTCATAGATATGGCTGATGTGATGGATGCGTCTGGCGATCATAATTCGGCCTCATTTGTTGATTTTTTAATTATCAAGGTTGCTGAGTCGAAAAATTTTGATTATACAAACAAACTAAATGACCTTGTTATAAAGCTATCTGAGTCTGATATTTTCGACTCTAATAAGGTTATAATGTCTCTAGTCAGGCAGTATAGCCGTGATATAAATAGGATGATTATAGACGGAGAGGACCCCCTTCTGGCTAAAAAGAAGGCTTATGATCGGGCGAAGGGGACCTTCAGCAACATAATTGGCGGTGGCATATGATAAAGAGAGCGCAAGTTTCGGAAGATGATCCTAGGTATGTGGCAAAGGAGATAGCCAAGGTCATCGCGATTATGATATCAAGAATGGGCTATGAGAATCGTCCGAATGCATATAAGAGTATAAGGGAAAAGATTAGAGATCTGAATGTTATCGAGCTTAGCAATAAAAAATCTCCCGGCGGGGCGTCAATTGGGGTCAGTGTTAGTTTAATTAAAAATATATTAAACGGAAGAGACCCTTATTTTATAAGGTCTGTTGTAAGCCATCTGTCAAATTATATAGCATAATTCTGTTAATTTTAATTGTAAAGTAACGAGATATTAATGATGAACAAAGGATTAGAAACAACTTCTTGGAATTGGACCGGTAGCTCTGGAGAGTATGAGACGGGTGCAATGTCTGGTGACGGTGATTTCAGAAGCCCAATATGGGAGTCCTCATCTAGATTTGATACTTTTTCTCCAGGTAAGTCTGTTATAGAGATGCAAGATGATTATGATTATGGCGGAGGAATCTTGTCCAGAGTGGAAGAGGATTTGGATTGGGAGGACTTCTGGGAGGGCGAAGGTTATATGGAGCCGAATATGTCTTTGAGTAAAATATTAGATAAGGTTGACGAGGGTGATTCTATTTTAGATGTAGGCTCTGGTGATGGAAGTCATGCCAAAATAATGGCTAACAGAGGCTTAGATGTAGTCGGCATAGATATATCACAAGGTGCAGCCATAGACACCGATAAGTTTGTATCAGTATCAGGAGATATAAGACACTACGATTTTGGCAAGAAGTTCGACGCATTTCAGGCGTTGTCTGTACTGGAACATATTGATGGAGTAGACATAGCTTTGGACAACATATACAAGCACCTCAAGCCAAGTGCGTATGGGGTTGTGCATATTGGGGCCGACGAGCGTGGGGCCGGTAATGTTATTTCTGCGATAGAAGGCTCTGAGTTTAGGATTATTGAGAAGAGCAAGTTAAAAATAGATGACAGGATGGTTCTTGAGCTTGTTCTTGAAAAGTCTGAGCAGTCTAAGATGGCCAGTGTGAGTATAATTTCTGATTGTAGCAGCTCAATATGTCCCGTTACGGGGAGCAAAATAAGCCAAAACAGCAAATACGTGTATACGTATAATGGCTCTAAGTATTACACAAGCTCTTTTTCTAATTTTATAAAAATATCAAAAAATCCGGACAGGTACTTAGGAGGCAAAATATCCTTCCTATGTGATGTTTCTTATGAGTATCGAGATAAAATTGACGGCCTACAGACATATTCTTCCCTAAAGAAGAATGCTGGAATGTTGTTTACGTACAAAGAAGCTTCTGATGTTATATACCATATGGGCCGGGTCCAGTTCCCGATAGATATAATATTTATAGGGAGCGACAGTCGTATTAAAAAAATATACAAGGACATACCACCAGGCTCTTTGGCGACATTTGGATGTGCGAGGACATCGAGTGTATTGGAGATAAACGGCGGAATGTGTGACAGACTGGGCATATTTATTGGGAATAAGGTGGATATATCCTCCGGAGACAAGAATGTTCCCAGTATTGCGAATATAGTTTCTTCGCATTTTAAGTCCTCTGCAATAGTAAAGGAGTCGTCGGATATTGAAAGTCGGGTTTATTCCTTTAATAACCAAATTATCCTAGAAAAGAACTTGAGTGATAAGAAAAATGGGATATCGGATTTTATAAAGATATCTAGCTTTAGTCCGAAAAATATAGCTGTTTACGACCTAAGACCATTGTTCCTGGAGGGCTTTGGGATCAAATTGTTTTACAAAGATAGCGCGTATAACATAAGCTCGGCAGATTTATTCTTCTCAAAAGGCACAAAGGAACTGTTCTCCCTATTAAAGTCTGGACCTAGTGGAAGCTACAAGGGAGCTCTTGGCTCTAGTTTTTTCTCGAGAAACAGCTCATCTGTGATTAAAGACATGGCGAGGGATGTGCTTAAGGGCAATAATATCGCAGTGATACTTCCATCAGCAAACGGCTCCTTCTTAGCTAAGGAATTTATAGTTAGATGTGTGCAGGACTTCTCAGGGGCCTGGGCCTCCATGCCGGACTTTGACACGCTATACTACACGATGAATGATTCTGGCGAATATATAAAAGAGTCCGTAAGGAGGAAGTATTCGGGCTTCAACATTAATATGAGGAATACTTGTGTGATTAAAAAAGAATCGGGAACCTCCGTTTCTGACGTAACAAAGAAGCGCGCAAAAGAAGCTCTTGAATACTTTTCAAAGTCAAGCTCTTATCTTAATGATATTTATTCTGGGTTACAGAAGAATGTTGAGCAATATAATAATAT